GGTCGCGTCCGAGAAGAACAGGTCGATGACCAGCGTGCCGGAGGCCGGCAAGCTCGCAGCGCCGATCGTCACAAAGACGCTCTCTTCTGCCGTCAGCGCCGGATCGACAGCGCCGATCTGGGCGGCCGGCCCGAACATCGTCGGCGTGTCCACCGCGGTGAACACCGCACCCGCGCGGTACTTGCCGGTCGTGCCGGTGATACCGACGGCCACGGTGGACGAGCCCAGCGACACCGTCGAGGTGATCACCCCGAAAGCGAACGTGGCGCCAGCCGGCAGGTTGCCGACGACCAGCGTGTCCGAGGTGGTCTGCGTGCCCAGAGTGAACGTGGCGCGCAGCCGGCGCAGGTTGGATTGGTAGGCGCTGGCGCGCGACCTGTAGCCGACAGGGGCTGCCGTCTGGTTGGCGGTAGTGGTGCCAGCCAGCTCTTGGGAAAGGTATGCAGGCATGTCAGGCTCCTCAGACGCAGTTGATGATCACGCAGCGGCGCTCTTCCAGGCGAGTCGCACCGAACGTGCCGGTGACGTAGACCTGGTAGGAGTTGCGCTTGTCGGGCCGGCGGTCGATGGTCGTGGTGATGTCGTTCCACACGCCCATGGACATGCCGCTCTTGGCGAACACCGGCACCATGAACCGCGAGCCGGTGGTGTACTGGCCGTCAGAAGAGCCGGTCGGCACGCTCGGGTTGATCGCGGCGTTGAAGCCGGCGGCGCCCGGGATGCGCTCGCTGATGATGAAGTTGATGCCCATGAAGGCAGAGATCCTGCCGTCGACCAGCACCGGCTTGGTGTTGTAGTCGAGGCTGATCGCCTGCGCTTCGTTGAGCAGGTCATCGTGCTGGCGGGCGCTGATCACGGCGCAGAGCTGGTCGTTGTCGACGTCAACCAGGCCTTCCATCAGGATCCGCTTGGCGCGGCGCAGCTTGGCGATGTTCAGACCCGTCGCCGCCGAGGCGCCGACAGTCGCCGCCACCATCTGCGAGCCAGAGTTGAACGCCGACAGCAGACCCGTGGAGGTCGTGCCGTTCTCGCCGGTGTTGTTGGCGTTGAAGAACCCGCTGATGATTTCGTCGTCGATGGCGCGACCCATCGCCCACGCGCCGGCCATGGCGTAGGAGCTGGTCGGGTCGATCAGCATCCGCAGCTTGTCCTGGTTGTCCACCAGGTCGGCCCAGTCGTAGTCGTTGGGGTACATCCACCGCTTGTCTTGCGGGGTGCTGATCAGCGGCGTGTCCGAGTGCCGAGATTGGTTGCGCACAGGGCTGACCGAGCCGAACTGCTCAGCGACCGAAGCGGCCTTGCCCATGTACTTGTAGGACTGCACAGCGTTGCGCAGCTTCGAGCCCTGCTGCTGCAGGAGCATCATCACATTCGTCGAGTATTGTTGGACGAATGCGTTATTGACGTTGAAAGACATGATCTACCTTTCGAAGGTGGAGTTGAACCTGCCGCTCAGGCGGCGCTCTTCGGAAGGCTTGTCCGGTGTTGGGCCGGGGCCGTATTTGTCGCTTGACCCGGCCCTTGTGGGGTTGTCGGGCCTTGCGCACCACAGATCCAGGTCAGGTACTCGCGGGCCATCGCAATGACCTCGCTCGGCGCCAGCCCTGGACGGTGCGCTAGCTGCAGGCATTCTAGACGCAGCATTGGATCCTGCACGGGATTTCTCGACGGTGTTGCGGCTTTCGCATCACTGGCCGCCATAGGCCACCTCCATCAGGCGCTGCAGCTCGGCCTTCGCGTCGGCGTTGCCGCCCAGGTACTTGGCAGACCAGTCGCGGTCCTCGCGCAGTGAGGAGATCCTCTGGCGCGCCGCCTCGGGGGTCAGGCCGAAGGAGTTTGTCGAGCGCCCGCTCTCGAAGGTGTGCTCGGTCAGGCCGCGGCCGATGCGGCTCATGAACTTCAGCATCTCGGCGGTGCCGAAGGCGTTTTCCAGCGCTTCGAGCTTGCCCTGGTCGAGGCCGAACTGGCGCGCGGCGCGGCGGCCCAGCTCGACGTTCTCCTCCCAGGCCTGGCCCCATTCGCCCTTGAGCGCCTGGATGTCCTGCTCGACCTTGGCGGCCTGCGCCTGCTGCGCTGCGCCTACCTGGCCGGTGGCCTGCTCGTTGTACCAGTTGGCGAGCTCGGCGGCCTGCGCCTTGCTCAAACCCAGCTCGTGGAACTTGCCGGCGGCGGCCTTGAGGAAGTCGCCGTTGCCGCCCTCGGGGAGCTGCAGGCCGTAGTCGTCGGCGCTCTTGGGCCGGCCCAGCGCATCGTAGACGCGGGACCAGCCGTCCTTGTCCTCGGCGCCCTTGGGCATCGGGATCTTCTCCGAGCCCAGCAGCTTCTCCAGGTTGCGGTAGCCGTTGGCCAGCTCGACGGGATCCTTCCAGCCCTTGTTCTGGACGTAGCCCTTGAGGTCGCCGTCCTCAATCCCGTCGTACCAGGCGCCAGGCGCCGGGGCTGGGGCAGGGGTAGGGGATGCGGCCCCCTGGCCGCCCTCGTTTCCGGCGGCAGGAGCTGCAGCCGGGTTGCCCGCCAGAACCGCGGACCCGCTCATCGCATCAGACATCGTCGTTCCTTTCGCCCTCTGAGGGCTCGACCAGGTTGAACACTTGCTTCTCGTCAACGTGCAGGTGCGCCATCAGGCGCATCCACACCTCACGCCGACCCTCGGCCATTGCCATGGCCAGGGGGTCGATCGTCTTGCTCACCGGCGACAGCACCATGGTCGAACCAGTCGCGCGGCAGAATCGTCGCAAGTCTGCGAGCACAATCTCTGCGCTTGGGTGCAGCCGGCCCTCGGCGTCCATGAAGGTGCGCCGGTAGGCCAGCTTGCGGCGCAGGACTCGCTGGATCAGCTTGTGGATCATGC